GCTGAGAAGCAAAAGCTACGGCTGATTTATGGAAAATAGCTCCACTAATTGTATTAGCACCTGCTCCACCTTCGTTAGCTGTATCTACAGTATTTGACATATAAACGTCAATTCCGTAAAGTGATCCAACAAGACCTGAGCGTAAACCTCTATTTCCTTCGCCAACAGCATCATTTCTGATAAAGTATTGTGCAATACCAGCAGAAGGATTTAAGATGTCAGCAAATAAAGTTGGATTAACAACCATTGCACACTCTCCATCCATGTAGGGAATATCTGCTTCACCTAAAGTAGCCAAAGCTTCTTCAAATTTTCCAGCAGTTAGAGTATCATCAGCAGATAGATTCAATGAATCTTCTAAGCTTTGTAGCTCAGTCCATATATCAGCATCTACTTGACGGCTAAGAGCTTCACCCATCATTCTTGAATACTTTTCTACTAAATCAGCTTCAGATTGGATCAAAGTCAAATCTTCAAACAACTTAGCGACATATTTGTGCTTATTAACAGTTAGCTGAGTTTCTGTAGTTGCAGTTGCATCATAAGATACATCAGCACCAGCAGATTTATCAGATGCACTTATCAAGCTCATTTCTGGAATATGAAGAACATCTCCATAGCCTTTTCCAGCAAAAAGAGCAGAATAATCATCTACTAATCCACGGAATACAGATTTTCTTTCAAAATACTTATAAATTCCATCTGCCCAAATTTCTGGTATAAAATGTTGGTCAGTCGTGTTAGTTACAGCACTACCTTGATAATGTTTAGACATTTATTTTACCTTTTAACGTATGACTCCAATATCGTACCCCAGTTCCTTCTACGTTCTTCACTAGACATCTTAGTCCAATCTCCTACTTTTTCAGTAGGGATTGTTCCTTTATTGTCAGGTGGGTTTACTTTTTCTATTTCTGTAAACTCTTCAACGATATTTAAGAGAACCTCAGTATCAACATTAGAAAATTTTTCTCGTTTAGATTCAGGAAGTTGAGCTAATGCCCCCTCTCTTAGCCTAGAATCCATTGCCTCCCATCTTTCTTTATATGGCTTGTAAGATTCTATTTCTTGAGCAAGATCGGCATTTAATTCTTGCCATTTTTCTTCTTCTCTAAGTTTAGTTCTTCTCTCTTCTTCCTCTTTAGCTTTAAAAGATTCAAGACTTTGCCTGAGTTCATTTCTTTCTGAAATAACTTCATTTAATCTTGAAATCGGTACATTGTTATCGCCTTGTGTGACGTTTTCCTGTTTTACATCTGGCTCGATGGTCGTTTCTTCAGACATTTTTACCTCTTTAGTGAGTTATGAATTATGCAAGAATTATCCTTGCATTAAAGATATGCTATAATGTAAGTTAGTAAAGTAATCTAATGCAAGAAAAAAATTACGAATTTAAGAAAAAATGGTTTGACTACTTAGGTTACAAACCTCATAGTGGGCAAATCCCTTTGCATTACCCTACAAAACAAGATGCCAGATTTCAAGTTGTAGTATGTGGGCGTAGATTTGGTAAGACTTGGGCAAGTGCAATGGAAGCTACTTATGTAGCATCTCAGCCAAACAAAAGAATTTGGGTAGTGGGAATGTCATACAAAAAAGCTAGATTAATATTTCGTGAAATTTGGCAACGTATGGTTATTGGTCATGCGGATGACATAGACAAGGCATCAGAAAAAGATATGTACATTCGTTTTAAATGGGGTACAATCGTAGAAGGGATGTCAGCAGACAATCCATCAAGTCTTGTTGGTGAGGGTTTAGACCTTTTAGTAATTGACGAGGTTGCCAAAATGAATAAAAAGATTTGGGATATGTATTTATCTCCAACAGTAGCAGGTAGAAAAGGTAAAGTTATATTTATAACAACGCCAGAAGGCAGAAACTGGATATATGATTTGTTTAAACTAGGTGCAGATGATCCAATGTGGGAAAGTCATACATCGCCATCGTGGATAAATGAGCATGAGTTTCCACTAGGATTGAGTGATCCTGCTATCATAGAAAGAAAGAGAAATATGTCAAAAGAGCTTTTTGGTCAAGAGTTTGGAGCAGAGTTTTCTGTATTTGAGGGTAAAGTTTGGGATTTTAACAGAGATTTGGATACTGGCGATTTCCCATATGATCCAAATTTGCCTACATATTGTTCTATTGACTTTGGCTTTAGAATGCCAGCAGTTTTATTCTTGCAAACTTATTGGGATGGAGAATTAGAGCATATTCGTGTTTTTGACTCTATCCTACACAAACAAAACATTAAAACAGAAGATTTAATTAAAATGATCAAAACTAAAGGCTATCCCATTATGTCTTACTATGGTGATCCTGCTGGTAGCAATGTTCAAGGTCAAAGTGGTGCTGGGGATATGGAGATTTTTAGACGTAGTGGTATTAGAATTATATCTGCAAGGGACAGAATGAGTAGAAACCTTGTTGCCAGCATTGCATATACTAGAGGATTTTTTGAAAGTGCAGATGGAGTAAGAAGAGTTCATGTAGATAGAAAATGCAAGGATTTGATAGAAGATTTTGAGGAGTACAGATACCCTGAAAGTGAAGATGGGAAACCAATAAAGGAAGAACCATTAAAAGATGGTACACATGACCACGGAAATGATGCTTTTAGGTATTTTATTATTAACAGGTTTCCTATGAGGAATAACGAAATGAAGAGGATTCAAAGATGATTCAAAGAGTGTTAAAAGACAAGTTGCTAGAAACAAAGCTAATGATTTCCCATGCTAGGAGAAATGAGATAAGAAAGCACTTAGATTACTATTCTGGTGTTTCAGTAGAGCAGTATATAACCAACTACTTTAACGGAGATGCTTTTAGGGAAATTCCACCAAGTGTAACCAACTTTACCAGAAAATTTATTAATAAAATAAGCCGTATTTACAGTTTAGGAGCAAAAAGAAACGTAGGAGATTCTACGGAACGCTATGAGCAATTAATACCAACAAAAAATGTTCGTATGAAACACTCTGAAAGAATGACTAGACTTCTAGGTACTGTTGCCAACAGAGTTCATTGGAAAGATGGCTATTTTGACTATAGACCTATTTACTATTTTGAAGTTTACTTTGATGATGATCCATTTACACCTAGTTCTATTGTATATCCGCTACTTAATAATACAGCCGACCTATCTAACACGGATAATATGCAATGGGAATATTGGGATAGTGAAAAATATGGACTAATGGATGAAGAAGGTAAGATGTTGAGTGAGATACCTAATCCCTATGGCATTATTCCTTTTGTTTTTACTCATAGAGAAGATCAAATAGACTCTTTTTTTGTTGAAGGTGCTTCTGACATCATAAATTGCAATGAACAGGTAAATATAGCTCTTACTGAAATGAATTTAGGCATGAGATTCAATATGTTTGGTCAGCCGTGGGTTACAGGACTTAGAGCAGATCAAAGTATGCTTAGAGCAGGTTCTAATACAATCCTAGACATGGGGGAAGATGGTGCTTACAATATTACAAGTCCATCAGGCAACATTATAGAAGCAATACAGAATATAAAGTTTCAAATGGAGCTTGTAGCTACAAATAATCACTTGTGGATACAATGGGCAGAGTCAGGGGGTGAAGTTCCTAGTGGAATATCACTAATGATTAAAGATATGGAGAGAAAAGAGGATTATTACGATGATATTGCTCTCTGGAGAATGTATGAACAGGATTTTTACAATGTTGAGCGTGTAATAGCAGGGTATAATGGAATTGAACTGCCAGAACAGTTCGGAGTTGATTTTGAAGAGATTGATTATCCTAAAACAGTACAGGATCAGATACTCAAAGATCAGTTTGACATTCAAAACAATCTCACTACCAGAGCAAAAATAATGGTTCGTGACAATAAAGACCTTACAGTTGAGCAAGCACAAGTTATTATTGAAGAAAATAAGGCTACAAACGGCTTAGAATCAAATCAACAACCAGAACAGTCATAAATGGATATAAAAATAACAACAAACTTTAGCTTTAGTAAACTGGCAAGTCAAATAGAAAAAATATCTAATAATTTTGTAGAGAAAGTAGCTTTAAATTCAGAAAAAATATCAAAAGCTAATATAGACAGTGGGAGGCTTGCTCCATTAAAAGAATCTACTAAAAAATGGAGAAAGAGAGAGGGTTTTCCTGCATCTCCACCGCTAAAAGCATCTGGTAAAATGTATGACAGTATAAAAGCAGAGGGTAATAAGTTGTCTTTGCTAAAATATGGTAAATATCACAATGATGGCAAAGTTCCAACTACTGTTGCTAGACCTTTTATCTCTGGACTAAGTATTACTGATATAAAAGAAGTAGATAAAATGAGTAAAAAACTTATTCAAGACATAAATAAAGCACTAAAAAAATAATAAACATTGTATTAAAGAACATACTCAAGTTATATTAGAGTATGAATAGAATAGAAGATCATTTATTACGCTTATTGCTTGAATGTTTATCTGCTCAAGAGTCCTCAATAGAAAAATTAAATAAAAAATTAGAGGGATTACAAGAGTTATCTCTAATGAATAATGATTTATTGGGATTTTTAGCCAAAAATTCCTCAGATAGTCCTATTGTTAATTTTAATATTCCATTTAGCAAAGAATTATGGGAAGAGTTGATAAAATATTCAGCAGAGCTAGAACAATGGGGAAAAGCATAATTTGAAAAAGTTTACACTTGTAAACTGTATATGTATGAATTGTTATTGGGTGTGGGAAGTATTAGCTGTCACAGTTGATAAAGATCAGGAATGCCCTGAATGTAAATCATACGATGTTAAAATTTTTAAGAAGCAATATTGAGTGCTTTTTCTCTTTTTATTATTTGTTCCTGCCAAGCTTTTCTTTGTGCTGGGGTTTGCCTGCCTTTATTTGGTCTTGCAACACCTACGGCTTCAGCTCTCTGTCTCCAACGCCTAGCCTTTCTACGCTTTTCATTCTTTCTGTCTGCTTTCTTTTGTTGAGTAGATAACTCTTTTTTAGTAGGGGGTTTTTCTGGCACAATAGGTCGCTGGGGCAAAACCTCAATATCTTCATAGTCAGCTTCTAAAACCTCAACCTCTTCCATGTCTGATGCTTGTGAATTAAGAAATTTCTCAAAAGGACTTTGATGATTGTTTACCTCAACTCGCTTGATAAGTTTACCTGAATGTTCCAAAACCAACCTACCAGCCTGCACATTACCAGCTTCAGCCTCACGAACCATACTATTAAGCACAGTTGGCAACCTAGAACCAAAAGTAACCATATACTTCTGATAGAACACCTCTACAAACTCAGGATCTTTCATCCATCTCCGCAAAGTAGAAACATTAACACCTGATTTCTCAGCTACATCCTTCATTTTAGCCTCTGGATCAGTAACTAACATATCTATGGCAATACCCATAGCCGGCTTTAATTTATCTGGTAGGACAACACTCATTATGGTATATTATACGGACTTTATTACTTTAGTGCAAGGATTTATGGACTTTCTTTTGACTTTTTTTACGGAACAGCCTGTAGGACTTTGTTTTTATTTATTTTATGGGGAACACGGAATAACGCAACCGCTCATAACGCTCATCCGCCCTACACCTCTAACGCTCAAAACGCTCATATATATAATATATTAAACGCTCATATCGCTCAAATTAAAATAATTTTATTTTGTACTTGCTTTTGTGCGGTGGATGGGCGTATGTAAATTAAAATCCAATCACAAAAGAAATAACTTGCATTATGCCAAATCACTCTAATTAAATATTACTATCCTATAAAGGTTTTACTTGTATATGTCCTTGATTAGTTGTATGAGGATTTAGGTCGCACTTTTTGAGCGTTTATCTGAGAGTAAAAGCCTTAAACGTACCCTAGAAAGCCATAAAAAGATTTTTTAATGTAAATGTATGAATACTTAAAATAATTGATTTAAGGCACTAAATAACCCCAAAAAACAGCATTCTAAATAATTACATAGACTATTGAATTAATTGGCATCAATTCAATAAAAAAACTAGAGTTTTTTTCTCTTTCATATATATAGGAGTAAATAAAAGTTAAGAAACTTAACTTTTTTACTTGATTATTAGTCTAAAGGGTGTAAGATTTACACCATGTTAAATATTAATTCATATAACAATGGCGTTAGCCATGAGGAGAAACAAAAAATGATTGGATCACATAAAACAACTGTTTTTACAGATAGTGATAACTTCACTAGAGTTGTGTTTCATAATACAACAGTAGTAGGATTTGATTCTGAAAAAATAGTATTAAACACAGGTGGCTGGGAAACACCAACCACAAAAAAGAGAATGAACCAAACAGCCGACCAATTCAATTTAGGCTTTAGAGTATTCCAGAAGAATTGGGTTTGGTTTGCTGAGTTCAAAGGCGAGGTGAAAGAATTTACCTCAAATACATTAATATTAAATAGATAAAGAGGAGAAATAAAACCATGAAAAGTAACACCAAAGTAACAATGAAAAAACCAACCAAAAAAGAAATTGATCAGGTTTTAAATGATGGTTTAATTTTGGTTGAAAAGAGTAAATCGGTAACAGATGTAATAACTAGAGACTTACACCACGCGGACGAAAACAACGAAACCCAATTAACAAAAAAATTTGACAATATCATGGACAGTACAAAAGATGATAAAATCAAAGGTGAAAAACTTCAGGAATTATTAGAAGTTAGAAAACAGTTAAAGAGGTTTGTAAAGACTCAGATTCAAACCCTAGTAAAAGAAAAGCCAACACAGTTGGCAATTTTAGAGGATAACCATAAGGTAATGACAGCAACTCTAAAAAAAGTAAATAAGCCAATGATTGAAAATGTAGATGGGAAATATGTTGATAATTTTAATGAGTCTGATCTCGGAAAATATAGACTTGTGAGAATGCACAAAGAACAGAAAGCCGACAGACTAGAAGAAAGATTATTAAAATGGATGAGATCAGAAAAAAGAGAGGGTTTATTTAATGGTACAAAAGCAGATTCAAAAAATTTAGAGATGTATGATTTTGAATCTCTAAAAGCTGTGATTGAAAGCATAGAAAAAAACGGCTTATAAATCCTACTGAAGAGGGGGGATTTTCATTGATCCCCCCGAAACCGAAAGGTCTAGGTATCAATGAGGGGAATAAATGCAAAACTACAAAGATATTAAAAAGATAGCTTTTGAGAATGATAATAACTGTTGCACTGTGATCAGTGCTAGTATAATATTCAATAAAGACTATAACAAAATTCATTCGTATTTTGCCCAAAATGGGCGGAAAAATGGTAAAGGCTTAGGTTGGTACACCTACAAGAATTTAATGCGGAATTTAGCTGAAAAATACGGCTTTAAGCTATGCACCTATGAGCTAACAAAATACCTTATCAAAAATACATGGAGTTGGCAAAATAGAGAAAATGAAGCCTTGTGTTTTGTTAATTCAAGAACCGCATTAACAGTAAATAATTTCGATAACTATTTGCCAAAGGGTGATTATTTATTAGGGGTTAAAAACCATGTCCTAGCCGTTAAAAATAATGTAGTCCATGATTGGACAGCCGATAAGAAAATACCAATAACAGAAATAATCAAAGTTGAATCAAATAAAAAAGTTAAGGAACATAACTTTTATAAATTTGATTTTTCAAAATTTTAAAGGGGGTTTAAAATGTTAAGTAAAAAAAGAGCAAAGGAATTAAAAGAGGGTTTTTATAAAGAGGAAATAACTTTATATAAATCAGACTTTGAAAGAAAAAATGGAATTGAATTTAAATATATATTGCATGATCTATTTGGACATAAAATAAGCGGGGATGAAATTGGAAAAATAGAGGACATCACACTAGAGGTTTCTTCAATTAAAAACATTGGTAGAAGGGGGTAAAATGTTAATTACTATCATAGAATTATTATATATGGCTTTAATGTTTTTATTATTCCGATATATAGGTTTAAAAATATTTGGGGGTAAATAATGAATAAATATAAAATAGGTGATCAGGTAGAATTAAACCATGATTTAAATTATGAAATTGTAATAATTGAAGGTTTTGATTATGATGAAGAAAAAAAAGTTGAAATTGCTTATTCTAAAAATCTTTGGTTTTATTTACATCAGATAAGAAAAATTGTAAAATAAGAGGAGTAAATAATGATAGAAATAAAAACACCAAACGGCAATGTTTTAATAAACAAAGAACAAATTGTTTATATAAAGCAATTAAAAAAATACAAGGAATGGACACTCACCATTGGGTTTAAAAATAAAGATTGTATAAACCTTGATTATTATGATCACGAAGATTTTGTAGATACATATAATCAAATAAGAAAAATTGTAAAATAAGAGGAGTTAATAATAAAATGAAAAAAATAGAAATAGATCAGGACTGCCAATTTTTAAAAGATATTGAATCGAAGCCAAATTATAATGGGGTATCACTAGGTGTTTATAATTTGATAACTACTAAAGGTGCTTTAAAACTTTGGAATAAAAATATTATAGGTGTAGCAAATAGAAAATTTAGATTAAAAGACGTTAGAAAATATTTCGGTATAACCGGCAACGCTAAAACGCTACTTTATAAATTAGAGGTTATTTCACAAATTATAAAGGGCGAAATATAATGAGAAAAAAACATCAAGGGGGTAAACACGCCCCTTATAAATCTACCAGATTGCAAGATGATACTAAGATTGCACATCTAAATACGGCAATCATTGGTAAAATAGGGGAAAATCGGGTAGAAAACCATTTACTTGAGAATGATTATCAAGTATTCAACCAATCCGCAGACACTTGGGGAATTGATTTAGTTTGTTTTAAACCGAAACTGTGGAAAAATAAATGGAAAATTGATTTAATAACGATCCAAGTAAAGTATCATACCATAGCTTATAATACTTCCTATGGAAAATCTTTAAAGGTAAATATTACTGAGAATTATGCTGATTGGATTGCCGTACCTATTGATCGTGGTTTTATAGATGATTATGATCATATTATTTATTATCCCAATGAAAATAAAGGGGTTAGGCATGTTAGAGAATTTTCTTTTAAGGAAAAACATATTGAATCAAAATATAAAAACCAAAACCCTCGCAGATGGGCAAAAAAATGGTATGACCTACCAACACCAAAACCTAAAAATGGTTGGGATAAATTAATACAATCCAGAATGGAAAAATAGGGGTTGACTTTTATACTTAGTATATATAATTTCAAATTAACTAGAGGAGATAATATGTTAGAAACAGATGTTTATTTATGTGAAGATCATAAGGCAAAATGTACAGATTGTTTTAAGGTAAAAGACATGGATGAATTATATGGCAGTTTAAATAAAGTACATGATTATGATGATAAATGGATGAATGATTTATTTACTGAGGATGATTGGTTATGCGATCCATGTTTAAATAATAGATTTAAAAAACATAAAGAGGAGAAGTAATGGAGTTTATACTTTCAATTATATTAGGTCTTATATTTTGCCTACCTATGTTATGGGTGGCAAAACTTAAAACAGACCTTAATATTATGAATCATAAGCTAGATTTTTACAGAGATCAAGCCTTGATTAAAAATCGTATTCTTAAATTAAATAACATAGCAACTTGGAGATAATTATGAATATATCAGAATGTTGTGGGGCAAAGGTATATGATGATACCGATATTTGCTCAGAATGTTTAGAGCATTGCGATGCTTGGGAAGATGAGGAGTAGTAAAATGAGACAAAAAAATATAGATTATGAATTTGAAGCAAAATTGGCGGATAAAACCATCAGGTATTGTACTAGCTGTAGGCAATGTTGGGAAGTAGTAAGGAGAATAACGTCAATAGACCGCAAAAAAGTATCATTGAAAAATGTATATTATTATAAAAATTTTCCTAGCTATGGAAAAGAAAAAGTAACTTGTTTACATTGCTCAAACTTATCTCAGGAAGAGTTTGTAAATAAGTTCTACACAAGAAGAATAAAAGTTAAGGAACTTAACTAAAGGGAGAACAATATGTGCAAACATGACAAAGAAAATAATGAAATGCTAAAGCAGGATTATAGCGATCTTTTTGACTTAGTTGAAGATGCTATAACAGAATGGCAAGAAACAAACCACGAAGAACTAGATTCAACAGAAATAATTGTTCCTATGGTGTTTCATGAATTTTTAGCAAGTCACTTCATACATTATTTTAAAGTCAATCAAGAAAGTATAGATCATTACCTAAACTTTATAAGGAAGGCTATTTATGAAAAACATGGAGAAAAAATCCGAAGAATGGCAGATGAAAAAATGAAAGAAGATTATCCCTTTGGAAAATTCACGGAGCATGGTGTATCATGAAGCAATTTATAAAAGATGGTGTACTAACTAAATATGAAAAAGAATCTAGTAAATTAAGGATGGGCGGTGGATCATGGACAATTAATTTAGATCAGGTTTCTCTTGAATCTTTAACTAAAATTGTTTATATTACCAATCGGTATAGGTATAGCATTTTAAAAAAAGGGGCGATTCAACATGGATGGGTTAAGCTATTGGGTGGCGAAAACAAGCTAGTAGTTCCAATAAAATTCTGGATCAAAGATGCCATTCTTTTTTAAAAATCGTAAGAGATAGAGGAGAATCTAATGCTAAGAATGAACCGAGAAAAAAACAACATAGAGACATTCATAAAAAAAGAATGTGCCAATTATAATGTCGGTTTTAAATGTTCTGGTATAATGATAGGTGAGAAACTTAATCAATGGATCAATGAAGAATATGCTTATAAAAAGTGTGCTGTTTTAGATGGGAAGAAATGTGAATATTTTGAACTATGCCTAAAACCAGTACAAGGTAATAAATAACATAAGGCAATAGGTTGGGTGGGGTTTTATAAATTGCCCTACCCAATCAAAAAGGAGAAGAAATAAATGCAAAGTAGTTATTATGCAGTTATGCCTAGTGATGTGAGATACCATACTGAATTAACAGCAAATGCCAAATTAATTTTTGCAGAGATTATGGCTTGTTTAGAAAAAGATGGGGTTTGTGTTAAGAATAATTCTTATTTTAGCAGGGTGTTTAACATGAGCAAAGACACAGCCTCAAGAAGTATATCTAGCTTGAGAAAATATGGGTTTATAAAAATAGTAATGGAGTATGAAGAAAACACTAAAAAATTTAAGAAAAGATATATTACCCCTATACAAAATTCCCTATACCTAAATAATAATTATAAATTACCCTATGTGCAAAATAACGTAGGGGGTAATAATAATAGCGAGGGTGGATTGCAATTTAATGGCAATATGCCTAGTCAAAATACCCAATCATTATTATATAATAATAATAGTATAAGTAAAGTATATACCAATGGCAATTCTAAAGATACTAAGCTAAATAATCAGATCAATGGAAAGCAGAAAAATGCTTTGTATAAAATTGTAAAAGATTTTTATAATATACAAGAATCGAGATACCCAAACATAATAGAAAAAAATTGGAATGATAACCTTGATATTGTAAATGGCAGTATAAATATACTTTATGATTTAATTAAAAAAGATGGTTTTGAGTATGATGATATTAAGAATGTTATAAGCTGGGCAGTACATGATAAGTTTTGGGGCAAGACTTTACTCAGCATAAAGTCACTAAGAAAAAAATCTGAAAATGGATTTACTAAGTTTCAGAACATTCAACATAAATATTTAAATGGGAGATAAAATGACATTTGAGGAGAATGGGATTTTTGTAAAGGGAACATCTGGGCAAGAAAAAATACAATGCCCACAGTGTTCTAGTAGTAGAAAGAAAACATCTGATCCATGCTTGTCTGTTAACATAGATGAGGGAGTTTGGAATTGCCATCATTGTGGGTGGAAGGGAACATTGAAAAAAGTTAAGGAGCTTAACAAATTTAAAGAAGTCAAGAGACCTAACCCACCCGCAACTGAGATTCCTGAAAAAGTCTATCAATGGTTTGAGGATCGTGGAATTTCTAGGGTTGTTGTAGATTCTGAAAAAATTGGATATAACAATAGATGGATACAATTTCCCTTTTATAAGGATGGTGAAGTTGTTAATATAAAATCTAGGACATCTGATAAGAAATTTATGCAATCTAAAAATGCTGAAAAATGTTTTTATAGATTTGACCACATGAAAGGGATGGAGACAATTATTATAACTGAGGGCGAGATGGATGCACTAGCATTAGTTCAATCTGGATTTATGAATGTTGTATCTGTTCCAGATGGTGCAACTGCCCCAAATTCAAAACCTAGTGATAGAAAATTTAGCTACCTTATATCGGCAGAAGATCACTTAATGAGTGCAAATACTATTATATTATGCACAGATTCCGATGGGGCAGGTAAACACCTAAGAGATGAATTATCTAGGCGTATAGGGCGTGAAAAATGCTTTAGAGTGGTATATCCAGATGGATGTAAGGACATGAATGATGTACTTATAAAGCATGGAGAAGATGCGGTTCAGGATATTGTAAGTAATGCACATCCATATCCTATTGATGGTGTTGTTATGATTCAAGATATTGAAGATGATGCCATTGATTTATTATTAAAGCCACAAGTTCAAGGTCTATCTACTGGTTGGTCTAGTGTTGATCCTCATTATTTAGTAAGTCCATCAGAGGTTACTGTTATAACTGGTGTGCCAAATATGGGGAAGTCTGAATGGATGGATTCTGTTATGATTAATATGGTTCAATCTTATGGATGGAAGTTTGGTGTTTTTTCAGCAGAGAACTTTCCAGTTGAACACCACTTATTAAAACTGGTTGGTAAATTTACTGGAAAGCCATTTTGGGGAGATGAAAAGTTAGATGAAGATACAGCCAGAAGTTCAATGAAAATATTAAATGAGCATATAAAATTTATTGGAACTCAGGAAGATTCCGTTACAATAGAATCCATTATAGAACAAGCTAAGATTTTAAATTTTAGATTTGGTTTAAATGGATTAATTATTGATCCGTGGAATACATTAGAACATAAGTTTGGAGATGGCGAGAATGAGACTTTATATGTTTCAAGGGTACTTGCTCAACTAAGTGCATTTTCCAAAGTTAATGAGATGCACATATGGGTTGTAGCACATCCTAGAAAGATGGAGAATGGGGTTGATCGTAAACCAGTTGTGCCTACACCATATGATATTTCTGGATCAGCTAACTGGTTTAATAAATGTGACAATGCAATTACTGTGCATAGACACAGAAGTGATGAGGAAGATTATGCAGGTATTCATGTTCATAAGATTAGATTTCAGTATAAAAATGGAAAGCCAAATCAAAATTCCCCCATTAAATTAAAATACGATATAGTTAGAGGAAAATATTATGAATACATCGAAGAACCTAAAGAAAATCTTTTTGAATAGGTTAGGAGATATGGATATAAATAAATGGAACAATCAAAGCATGGAAAGACACATAAGGCATATGAGAAATAGATACTGGAAAGAATTTGACCAAGTATGGGTTAATTATAATAACAATAAAGCTACTTATCAGCAATGGGAAAAAGCACTCGATATGTGGCTTAATTCGGAGTTAATATGAAAGTGAAGAGGTATATTGTCACACCTGATAAGCATTTTCCTATGGCAGATATGAAAGCTATAAGTGTTGTATGTCAGGCTATCGAGATTATAAAACCTGATGGTTATATTGATCTTGGGGATACTGGAGAATGGGAATCGGTTTCCCATTGGCAATGGAAGAAAAAGAAAAGACCACCATTAGAATATCAATTACCATTCGTTGCAAAAGAGATTGAAGAAGTAAATAAGGGGATGGATATAATTGATGAATCATTAGATAAAGTAAACGTAAAGGAGAAACATTTTGTTGAAGGAAACCATGAGGACTGGCTTAACAGATTTGTTGAAGAAAATCCCTACCTTGCTAAGGATTTTTTGGTTAAAAATGCTATTAAATTGGGACAGCGTGGTTATAAATACCACCCATTGGGCAAGATGCTTAAAATTGGAAAGCTCAACTTTTATCATGGACATCATTTCGCTGGTATTAATCACACTCGCAACCATCTGCTTCGTCTTGGTGGTAATGTTATGTATGGACACCATCACGATATACAGCAATCTTCCGTTACCCATATTGATGGAGTCAAATCGGCTTGGTCAATAGGTTGCTTAAAAGATATGAGTGCAGAATCAAATGAGTGGTTAGGTAATAGACAGCATAATTGGCAACACGCTTTTGCTATCGTTGATTTTTATTATTCAGGATTTTTTACAGTCCACTTAGTTCAAATAGTGAATGGTAAAACATCGTTGTGGGGTGAATTAATTAAGGGATAGACTTGATTTATATTATTTCAATTTATTATATTCAAACATAAGGAGAACGTATGAAAGAAATAACACAAGGAAAATTCAGGGTAGAATTTCCAGAAGAACTAACTCAAGAGGAGATTGATGCTATCAGAATGATGGTTGTAAAACTTCTTGAGCGTAACAACTGTAAGGTTGTTCCAGTTGAATAGGAAAGATGTTTATATGGCTACTATTTGTTGGGATGGATATGTTGATGATGATGGCAGGTATTTTGAAAATACAGATGGAGAACAAACAATAGTCAGATATAGCATAGACGATCTTCTTGAAGGAGTTAGTGAGTATCTTTTACTTTTCAAAGCTCGTGATCCATATTTGGAATGTGCATCATTTGAAACCTATGAAGGGCATGATGTCGAGAAATGGAAAGATATTACAGAATCAGTTAAAACCATATTAAAAGCAAAGGAGAAACATGGAAAATAAAGATTCATTTAAATTATCAAAAGATAAAGATAACATTGTAGAGTTACTTTATGATCAGCCAAAACAAGGTCAAAATTCTTATGGTGCTTGGTATTTATATGGTGTAAATAAAGAAGGTCGAGAGACTAGCTTTTTTGCAACCGAGAACCTGCATAAGAAACTAAGTACATTTGGTAGAGGTGCTAAAGTTAATATTAGGAAAGATGAGTATGCCCCGGGTAAATTTGCATGGAATGTTATTCCTCAAGGAGATACTCAACCTAAACCTATATCTACATCTGCAAATAGCAGTATAGATAATAGAACTCACGATATTCACAAGCAGGTATGTTTGAAGTTGGCTGTTGATATGATAAGTACAAAAGACAAGGTGCTGACTACTGGAGAATTGGTTGTTATAGAAGCTAATATGATGAGTTTGTTGAATGTATTAGAAGGTAAGTCACCATCTGAATCAACAGAGGATGATTCCCCATTTTAATTCTCTGTGAAGAAATCATTATCAAAAAAGCTAGATAAAGTATGGTCGGACAAAATAAAAGAATATGGTATGTGCGAATATTGCCACAAGACGAAACCCCTAAATGCACATCACTTTTATTCACGATCTATTCGCTCGGTTCGTTGGGATATTGATAATGGTTTTTGTCTCTGTGTCGGATGCCATGTGTTCTCCTCAAAATTCTCTGCTCATAAGACTCCTGCGGAGTTTGTTGAATGGGCAGTAGAAAAGCGTGGCATCCGATGGTACGAAGTATTAAAGGAAAGAAAAAATAAAATAGTAAAATTCAATGATGATGATTATGAGGAGATCATCACAAAACTAGCTCAAGAATCATTCAATTTTTAAGGAGAACAAAAATGAAAGATATAGAAAAAATAAGAAATAAAATTAGCAGTATTTGGAATCATACAGAATTAGAAATGTCAGATTTATCAAAAATTGGTTTACAGAAAGAACTATCAGCTATTAGCTATATAGTTAACAGTGTTATGAATGACTTAGATAAGATAACCACCTGTAATGTTTGCAGTAAGGATATATGTTCAAGTTGCTTAGATGACATGGCAAAATCAATTTAATGAATTGCCCCAATAAATCAATAACTAAACCTGTAAGCTGAACACATAAGCAAACAGGAAGATATGTGGTTAAGTATGTTTGTAAAAATGAATGACAGATGTTTTCTTATGGTTGGCACTAAAAGAAAACTGGGGCAAAAAATTAGTGGCGGTAGGAGACAGTAAAAGACTTTTGCTAGACTTTGACCTTTCCTACCTATGCTAAAAAGTTAAGAACCTTAACTATTTAAAGGAGAAATCATGAGCTATTGGCTACAATCACTACAAGAAAATGCCTTTGACGTTTTCATCGTTACTATTATCATATTTTCAATAATATCATATCACTATCTGGATAGATGGGATAGAAAAAAAGATAAGCAAGATATTATTGATGAAATAAGGGGAGTAAAATGATATTGTTTAATATTACGGAATGGGTTGTAACTTTCTTTTTTTTTAGTTTAAGCTCTCTGTTGTTTTCTATAGCTTTTTTAATTGCTTTTCATGTCTGCCTACAAATCATAGAGAGGTTTCAGTATGAAGGTTAGCCACTTTATGAGATGGGCAAAATCTATGCAAGATGAAGAGAATAGACTTATGCTAGTTAAGGGTGAGGAATATACAGTATCAGATGAGGATAAGTTTAAAAACTTTAAAAGCATTGGTGACAGAATGAATTTAAGAGCAGAGCAGGTAGCTCTTATTTATTTATTAAAGCATATGGATTCAATAAGAAACTATGTGTTAAACGGCAAAGAAGTATCAGAAGAACCTATAGTTGGTAGAATACAGGATGCACGAAATTATTTATTATTGTTAGGCGGTATAATTGAAGAAAGAAAAAGTAAAGGAAAACCAAAATAAATTTGGCTCTATTCAATGGGTTATTGATGCTCTCGATAGCCATGTAGTAGAAACAAGATTTAGGGAAAATCATAAAACAGATGAAATCAGAGCAGATGAAGATCTCTGGTGGTGTCCAGAGTGTCGCAAGAAATGGAATATATTTGAAGGTGAACTCTGGAAGTCCTCTGATATGAAACTATGGGAAGCTAAGATATGTCCAAATTGTCAATAAAAAATAGTTATTCAGTAGAGTCTATTCCTAAACACGAAACATACGAATGGTTATTATACAAGCATTATTTAAAAAGAAAAACATCTATTTCTTATAGTTTTGGATTATTTAATAACGATATACTTGTAGGAGTTTGTACTTTTGGTAATGCTGTACCTTTACAAATGAAAAAATCTATTTGTGGTGAAAAATATATGCACTTAGTATATGAATTAAATAGATTATGCACTAATGATAATTTAGATAAAAATGCTAATAGTTTTTTTTTAGGTCAAATTTTTAAATTACTGCCAAAACCTATTATTATTGTAAGTTATGCAGATCAATCTATTGGACACAATGGTTATATATATCAATCTACTAACTTTATATATACTGGAGAATCTCATACACAGATGGATTGGAAATTAAGAGGGCGAGAACATATCCATAGTAGAACATTAATGGATGAATTTGCCTTTGAAAAAGATAGGATTAATAAATTAAAAGAAAAATATGGAGATGCTTTATATCAGGTAAGGCGAGAGCCAAAATATAGATATATAAAATTATTAGGTAGTAAAAAACAAATTAAACTATTTAAAAAGCATGCTAATTTTCGTTGCTTACCATATCCTAAAGGTTCTAATTCTCGTTATAAAGCAAACTTTAAACCCAAAACTCAAGTAAAATTATTCTAATGAAATTACGATTTCCATGTAAAATAAAAGATGGTAAAATGACCTTATTAAATCGAGATGAATTTGATAAGGTTATATCTACATTAAGTGGCGAGTATTATATTGAACTAAAAGAAACTGGTGTACGCTCTGCCCAGCAAAATAACTATTACTGGAAGATTGTAGGTATATTGGGTGAGGAACTGGGATATACTGAACAAGAAATGCACTCCACTATAAAAAATCATTTTAACATAGATAGCACTAAAACGCTATCAACAAAAGAATTTTCAGTATTTATAGAGCGTTTAATTAGATGGAGTGCTGTAGAGATGAACATAGTTATTCCTGATCCTAAAACTCTTCTTCAATCTTGAGTTTCATATTAAATACATCTGGAGCAACTTGACTCATATCAAGTTTATTTTGATCAAATCTTGCAAATATATGCTCACTTTCAAAACCAGTTCCAGTTGAATCACTATCTACATTAAAAATAAAAGGTCTATGGTTTCCATCTGTTATGTTCCAAACATCACTAATAAAGTTATCATCTGTAGATTGTCTTATATGATATTCATCTGGCATTATATCTGTGCTATTTAAATAAGAAAAACTCATATCATATTGTATCCTGCCTCCATGAACTTCGTAATTATTAGATGCCGTTGTAAATGGACTTTTAGAACCACTTGTAGCTGTTCTTCCTAAATTAATCATGTGTCCATATTTTTGACCACCTAAAGACTCAGTTACTTTGTTATTATCATACGATATAGTTCTCTTAACATTTAAGTCTGGAGAATTAGGCATATTATAAAATTCTCCTATCATTATTCCACCTAATTTAAAATCCGTACTACCATCCCATGTTTCATCTGTAGCTGATCCTCCACTCGCACCATTTGCACCTTCAAACTGAACTGCCCAATACTGTAAGGATTGTTCGTTAAATCGAATAATCGTAGTTCCGTCATGGGATGGCTCGATTACTAATGATTCATTACTTGCCCCTAAGCTTGTTGTACCATTTAAAACACTCATTCCTGCCGTTTGCCAGTTTATGTCACCTACATCTGCTTCTGTTGCATCAAAAGTTTCGATGTCGTTTGAATGATCACCTGCAAAAATTCTAATTTTTCCTTTAGAGCTAGTAAGATTATGATTTAATATAGCTACATAGTTTACTTTATAAGTAGCAACAGGAAAAACAAAATTTGTTAGAACATGGTTAGATGTAGCTCTACTTGTTCGGAAAACAACTTGATTTAATGGTCTTAAATCAAATATTTCTGATGCTGTTCCAGTTGATAATCCTTCAAGACTTGTTCCTGTTTGAACTGTTCCTATCGTAACTCCTCTTGATATTAAATGGGAAATTAAATCTGGATAAAATCTTGGTGTTCTAATGTTCATGTTTGCCATTATAAGCTCCTAGCTTGTATTGAAAGTTTGCCAAGTGATCTTGATGTACTTGTTATTATAAATTTTAATCCATTCCAGTCATCTGAGTTAAATCCTATTGGTGTTTCTGGATACATATTATTTTCATCAAATTCAATTATTGATCCTACTTCTATTGGATTCAATGATGAATCTACCCATTTTGCAGGATTTATAATGTCACAACTTATCTTTAAATATAAATCCCCAAATAGTTTATGCCTATAACTTGCAAATGAATCATTCCTATTGTCATTGGTAGGATCAGTATCACCTATAGCACCAACTAGCATACCTAAATCTATTGTTTCGATATTCTCTTTGTCTTGAATATTGTAGTTTTTTCTTGATGTTGAATTTAAAGCGGTAATAGTTGATTGATATGTTTCTTTTGCAGGGTGAACATCATAGTTAATTACTTGCTTAGTCACTATATCGGCAGGACTAGATGATTGTAAATTTATTTTTTCTAAGTCGTGTTTACTTAATGTTAAAACAGAACTAGGACTATTGGGTATATGTATGTATTGAGGTTGATTAAAATCGCCTTGTTTAAATCTAAATATAAATTGCCCCTCATATTGCATTTGTTCTAAAACTTTTTTTAATTCAATAGTGTCATGTACCCACCATCTAATATCAAAGTTACCTCTAACAGAGTTTAAGGCACTCCATCCATCAATATCTGTAGCTGGATTGGTTTCTACATCTAATCCGCAAAATCTATTTAATACATCTAAATGAGCTTCATGCACCTCTTCGCAATTTATGCTACCACCCCCTGTTATTCCAAGTGCAAGACCATCGTGGTTGGTGTATAATTTTTTTATTTGTGTCACCCTACTATTGTCACTTGTATTTAATTTGTCAATAGAACAGGTAGCCTTAAATCTTATATCATACATTCTTAAATAATTTACATTAATACTTGTTGTGTCTGGTACTGTTGTTGTTCCTGCCGAGCTTGCTGTTCGTGAAAATCTTAACCTAAAACCTTCTTGGAATCCCCCTGTGTTTGCATAATTAGTAGCAAGGTTATGCGATGCAGTTCTTGCAGATATATCAGCTCCATCTCCAGTTGTATAAGCATCGCTAACATCATCAAAGCTTCCATTTGCTCCAAAACTTATAACAGAGCTAGTATCTGAAGCATCTTGTATAAAAAATCTATTAAAAATAACTCCTTCATCAGTTGTATTTGTTGTAGCTAAATAATTTTTATATTCCCATCTTACTTCGCAAGTCAATCCATTATTATCAGTTGTGCTTGTTTTATCAGGAGCATCATCAAATGCAGGCATATTAAATATATTGTCATAATTTGCTGATATTGTACCGCTACCAGCAGAAATATGAATATCCAGATCAGCATAGGTCAATGTATCGTCACTATCATCATCATCAAAAATATTACCTACATCATTTCCAAATGTTTTAGATATGGTATTAATAGGTTTAAATTTAAAATGTCTTTTTAAATTCCAATCTGTTTTAAGGATAAATCCACCTTCATAGCTTTCTGCATCATATTTTACGGCTAGTGGAATAAATTTATCTAATCCTTCATCGTAGTAATTTAACCTAGTTCCAGTTGATGCAAAATCATAAGGAGCTAAACAACTATAATAGTATCCATACTTATCAACTTCAAGGGGGCATAAGGTGTTTGGAAATTGTGCAATATATTTTTCGTCATCAAATTCACTTGTTGTTCCAGTAAAATTTCCATAAACAACTGGAAAAAATCTATTAGTAGTTGTAGTTTGAGACTGAGGAATCGTTACATTATCCCACGGGCGATGACTAACCATAGATACCTTAACTGTATCATTTGAAAAAGATATATCACTAATCCTGAAAGAAGCTATTTTTGTTTTTGTTTGCCCATTTACTACTACATAAACATTACATTCTCTATTTATATAGTAATTAGTGCTAATTAATTCTTTATATATTGGACTGCCTTTATAGGTAAAGTTTGCAAAATTAATAGATATATTACTTGTTTTATTTGTAGAAGTTTTTAAATCTATAGCTTCACGAATAGCTGGCTTGTTTGTTATAACTCCATGATAAAATGTTTCATTATCTGTGTAATCCGAAAAAGCTAATGGTAAAAAATTGTTCCAATATATTTGTGTATTATCTGAGTGTGTTGAAGCAGTAGTTCCTTTTTGACCACGAGTAACTGCTAACGTATCATTATCTGTTAATGCTGTAATTAATATAATTTCGTTGCCAATTTTAATATAATCACCTACAGCAAAAACTGTTGTATCATCTACATCAAAAGATGTCGATGTTGCATCATTAATAGCTCCTTTAACTAAATTAGGATTTCCATCAGCTTGTTTTACAGCATCAAATCCACCTTCTCCAGAACCCTGTGCATCTCCATTATAAAATCCTAATTCAAAGAGCCAGTTTTCTGTTATGTTTGATGTTTTTATTGATGAGGGATACGCCATTATGCTAAGTTTAACCTCGTTGCTTTTTCTATTGCAGGTATAATAGAATCTACTACTGTTTCATCTACAAGTGGTGCTGTTACATTTACTGTAACTCCACCAGTATTACCCTGATTAATTTCATTCATTTGTTCCAACCCTACTGCCTGTACAGCACTCCTAGACATTACAAATTCACCTTGCTCTGCTTCAATTAATGTTCCACCCTGAGAATGCCTACGACCACCAACTAAACCACCTGTTTCAAATTCAGGCGGTTTTTGTGCAGATATTGTACTTAATTGAACAGCACCTAAAGCAGTAATTAAAGCCTGCATTACTGGATTACCTGAAAATTGTATTATTTTTTCTGCAAGGGCAATAGTTGCTTCAGCAAAGGCAACACCTTTATTAAAACTAAAAAGTTTCTTTCTTTCTGATGCAAAACTTGCATTAACTTTATTTTCCATTATTTCTCTTTGCTCGGCACTTGCTTTTTTATAAGCATCAGTTTTTTTCAAAGCATTTAATTCATTTTCCACTCTTTGATTTAAATCATCTTCCTGTGCTTTTACTATTCCTTTTCCAGCATTTAATATTGTTTTAACTGCTTCTGTTTCTGCCATTGCTCTTTTTTTAGCTTCCTCTATGGCTTTTTGATTAAATTCACTATTAATTCTTTTTTTCTCTCTTGCAATAAATGCTTCAACTTCAATACTTTCAAAACCAAGCTCATTCATTTTTTGAGCGTGTTCCATTACCCTATCTATCTCATCTTGCCTTTCATCGCCTCTTAATAGCTTAGTCATTTCAATTAATTCTTGATTTCCATTTAGAATAATTTCTTTTCTTCTATCCATAAAAATCTTTTCAGACTCAGCAGTAGCTCCATATATAGAATTAAATTGAGATTCTAATTTTGCTAGTTCGTCTAATTGAAACTGAATAGTATCTCCAAGAACTTTTTTTCTTAATGTATTTTTTGCTTCATCATCCATACCTGTTCCAGCTTCAGGTTTTTGACCGCTAGTAACTGATTTTACTCTTTCTTTTCCTAAAGCTAATAATTCAGCTTCAGTTGCTTTAATCTTAGACTGAATATCAAGATTTTTTTCTAAAACTTTACCTTCTTCACTTAAATTATTTAAAATATTATTTGAGTTTTCAATGCTTTCTTCTAAAGATTTTTGTTTTGCTTGAGATGTAAATAAAATATCATATTGTTTTACTTGCTCTTCTTCTAAAGATTGTAATATTTGACCAGCAAGATTTCTAGTATTACCTGCATTATTTTTAATATCATTTGTAACACTTTTTATTTGTTGATCTATTAAGAATGCTTGTTCTTTTGCTTTGCTTTCAGCATCTACTAAATTATTTAATTCTAACTGAGAAGATGTAATGTTTTGTACTTCTTTATTTGTTTTATCAGTATTTTCTTGTATTTTAGCTTGAAGTAAATCAATATCAGTATAAAAATCTTTACTAGAATTTAACTCTTGATTTAATTTTATTACATTTCTTTGTAATTGTATTTTTTGCAACTGCATTAAAGATTCTGTTTCAGCACCTAAATCTTTTAATTGCCTAATGGTTGTTTCTAATGGACTTTCAGTTAATCCTCTAAAAAAATCACTAGCTGAATTAGCTAAATTTGTAAAACCTTTTATTACAGGCTCTAAACCACCAGACATAAAGCCACCAAAAGCACTTGCAAGATTGGACATAGATGCAGAAAATTGATCAAAAATATCTTGGCTTGTTAATGTTTCTGCACCTAAAGCACTAACTTTTGTTTTAGCTGATTCCATAGTAGCATTAAAAAATGCTTGTTTCTTTTCAGCATCTGTTAATTTATCTGCCGTTGTACCATTAGCCTCTGCAAATGCCTCGTAAGCTTCTTCGGCTTTTACTATAATACCAATGTTATCAAGCATAAGCCTTGACTGCCTACCAATACCAGTAATTAAAGATTCAACAGAACTTGCAGTATCTCTACCTAATGCCCTACCTAGCCTTTGAGCAATATCAAACATTTCAGCCATTTCATCTGTATTGTCTGTAACCCCTAATATTAAAGCATTATTAGCTTGTGTTAGTAAATCTATTTCGGAAACTGTATCATTTGTTGCCTGTTGTAGTTTATTTAAGCTACTAAATGTCGCATTTGTACTTCCTGTTAATGTATTAAAAGCAGTAGATACACTTTCAAGTTTAGATGCTGACTCTGCAAATTTTAAAGTTTGCCTTATACCTAAACCCATCGCAAAATTATAAAGCAATAATCTTGATCTTACTACTGCAAAAGTACCACCTAATATTCTAGTTCTTGCAGTTTGTTTTTTTTGAGCATCTGTAAGTTTTTTAGTAGTAGCTGTAGTTTTTTTCTGAACATCAGATACTTTTTTACCTTCAGAAACTAATTTTACCTGAGATTGTATTAAACTTTTTGTAGCTTCATCAAGTGATTTAATTGCTTTTTCTAATGGAACATTTCCAGTAGCTTTAAAATTAATTTTTACTGTGTTGTCTGCCATCTCTTATTGCCTTTGCTTTTTGAGTTTCTATTAAGTTGTTTAATAAGAAACTTTTTTCAACCCATTTTTTAGGTTGCTCTCCATAACTCCCTTTGTATGGTGATATATTAAATTGTCTTGAGTACATAAATCTTGCTATGTCTTGTTGTGCTTTGGTATCCATTATTATATTCGTACAAGCAAAAAAGGGTAGTTGTGCCATTACCGATCCAGCGATATTGAAACTTCCACCCTTTTTATTTTCTTCTTTGGTTTCGTCTATTATTAGTCGAATAACATCCCAAACTTCATCATTTGATGTAAATGTGCGAGTTGTGTATTTTCCCTCGATTAAGACAGGAATTTGAGCCTTATAGGGGTACTCGTGATACATACACCCCTCACATCTTTTATCTAGTAAGAAGTTTGCTTCGAGAGTGAGGGATTCTACTCCCCCAAGCGTTGATGCTCTTGTACAGCCAATGATAGTTCATTTTTTTCATTTTCTGTTAATGCTTTGATAAATTTATCATCAGAGCCTTCAACGCCTTTACGAATCCAAGCAGTTCTTGCTTTTGCTAAATTAGTGATAGCTACAACTTCGTTGCCTTCATATCTCATTTGAGGTAGATCATTACAGTAATCAATGTCATCAACAGACATTTCTTTTAACTTAACCTCTTTACCTGTAGATAATTTCATTAACTTGTTATATCAAATGTTATTAGGTCAGCACCTGCATCAACTGCTTTCATAGTAACATCCAGCATCATTAAATCGCCTTCATTTAAAGCAACATTGGTTAATACAGCATTTGGCATTGAAACTCCATAAGAATTATTGTTAGTAATTACTAAAGCATTTCCTGCTAAATGAGAAGTTTGAGTTCCAAAAGAATTTATCAAACCTTTTGTACTTCCATCATATTTTACTGTTGATTCTGATGTAACAGAAATCTCTGCACCTCTATTTACTGTTTGAAATCCAGTAGATTCAAATCCAGAAAAAATAGCAGGATTTTCAATCGTTACTGAAAATGATTGCATAATAGCATCAGTAGCATAAACTTTTATCCCACTAGCCGTACTTAAAAAGCAATCTGTTGTATTTGCATAAGCTGTAATAGTTGGAGTAGCAGTAGAGGCTAAATCTGGAACTTTTCCAGTTTGCAATGTTGCAGAAAATTTATACCTACCACCTTCTGTTGTAGAATCTGCTGATAAAGTAAAACTTGTCACAACACATCCAAAAAATTCCATTCCTTGTTGGTTTGCAACATCTGAAGGTTGCATTACCAATGTTAAAGATGATGCTGAATTTGCAACGCTTGCTCCATATTTTTGAGTTGCAGGACTAAAATTTGTTGCTACCGCTATATCTCCACTAACATCATTACATATATTTTGTAATAATAATTTATGCCCATCATCTAAGTGCATTGTTCCAGATAAAGATATTTCAGGAATTTTTAAAGTATTGTCTTGAAAAAAATCCTCATCTTTTAAGGTTCTTCCTGCTCCACTTCTTACATCTAACATTTGATTAACATTTAACGAAGGCATTGAAACAGAATCAACGTCTAATTGCAACATAGTTGATCCGATACCAGTTGCACCAGCATCAGAAGCATCTGAGACTATTCCAACTTTCCATTCTTTTGGTGAAAATCCGTGACTTTGATATGCCATTATTTATCTCCTTTTTTGGATTTAGATACATCAAATAGATGATCTAGGTTATTTAAATTGCTTACTTCTACGCTTTTGCCTTTTTGAAGTTCTTCCCAATCTTCAAAAGAGCATCCACATTCTTTCCAACAATTCGGCAATTTGATTGATTTATCTTTTAGTTTAACTTTCATACCTCTCCCTTATTTCTTTAAGATATGTTACCCATATAAGAAGCTCGCCATTCCCATCTCACAACATTTAATCCCTCTATAGCTTCTTCAGCTTCTTGCTTTTCATTTATTCTAGCTGTATTAAATCTGCCATTAAAAAAGGTGTTATTTTGATTGTTAAAAAACAATGCTTCTATATGTGATACTTGACGAAGTATATGCTCCCAAGTATCCTTTTTTAACATTTTTTCTTTGAATGTATAAGATACATCCAAAATATATTCTCTAGTCTCTGCTGTAGTATTATACTCAATTAAATCAGAGCCTATTGGATTTAGGCGAATTGATTGATTGCCCATATCCTTAAAATTTCCTGTATATACTGGGATACTACCTGCAAACTCATCATTAAGAAAAGTTCTAATAGTATCCAAAATCTTTGTTTCCCAAATGTTTACAAATGTAATTGCCATTAGGTTCTAGTCATCCTAATTGAGTATGGCATTCCATTATCATCTACTGATTCATTCTTGCCAAAGAACTCTATTTCCCATTTGTCATTTAGTGTAGCTGTATCTGCTGTGTCACCTGCAAATCTAATGTAAACATCATTAGCTAGTGGTTGATACTGACCATTGATCGTTTCTGTGTAGTCTGCTACTTCACCATTATTCATTCTTTCAGAACCTAATCTATCAGCATCTTTTTGCCAAACAGAATATATAGCAGTTCCTATAGCACCAGCAGTTGTAATTTTAACACCAACTTTATCATACACATCATAGTAATGACCTCTTGTATCTACTATATTTATAGAACCACTTACAGATACTTGTCTAATTACTCCTTTGCTAGCATCACCTGAAACCTGCCAAGATAACTTGGTGCTACCATCATTCAATGATAGTATGTTTCTTTCTGCTTCTTCAAATAAAGCAGTTCCTACTTCAGATGTAGGATCATTTGCTCTAATAAGAAAATAACAAGCAATTAATGCAGTTGTTCTTACTATAGAGTAATCATAGTTGCCATCTTTATCTTTGAACTGTTTTCGGGGCAGTCTGCCATCTAACCTAGAATCAAGGTATTTTTCGGCATTTGATATATAGCGTGTTCGTAGAGTATCCCAATCATCACCTGACTCAATAAGCATATCATTTGGGTTTGTTGTATCGTTATAATAGTAAACAGCATCATTTGAATCATCGTAATACCATCTCCCATTGGCGTTTACATCTGATATGCTTGATTGTCCTGCCCCTAAATTTTCACCATTAGCAAACAACTGAGTAACTAATCCTACATTGTTTGCAACATATCTGCTTCCAGCACTTACTACAAAACCATATAAAGCAGTTTTGGTGTCAAATTCATCTATAGATGGAAACACATCTTTTAAATCTCTTGTTGTACAATACGCCATATTGTTCCTAACTTATGTTATAAATGTTTTTAATGCAAGAGTAAATAGTTAAGTTCCTTAACTTTTTTTTACTCTTTTAACTCTACATGAACTAAATCATCAAAGCTGTTGTCTTTAGTGTCTCCATCGCTATCCCAGTCTCCACCAAATCTTATGTCCACTCCCATTTGTTTAGCTATACCACGAATCATTCCACCCATATAATAAAATCCATCTCTATTTTCCCAATCTATTGGGTATGGAGCAAGATCAACTGCTTTACCTTCCATGTGTTTAGAGTACTTTACTTTAGTAGCTCCCTTTGCTAAAAGTTCTTCTTGACGTTCAGCAGAACGGAGTCCTTCAATAATAGTAACATCCATCATTTTAATTAATTCATTTAAAACATTTATCAACCTAGCATCTACCCCTTTGAGTCTTTCTCGACTCCGTCTACCGAACTTATACATTATCTCTTCTTCCTTTTCATCATTTTCTTTTTTTTCTTTTTTCCGTTCTTTTTCTTTTTTGAACTGTGTCCGTAGTGATATGGCATTATGCTCTCCTTACTCGTTTTGCTACTTTTTTACTGTATTTTGCTCTCTGCTTACCTTTGGCAGAAGCCTTTCTTTTTTGCCTATTTGTATAAGCTTTTTCACTGGCACTAAGACGTTTCCTAACTGACTTAGGTAGGTAACGCCCACGCTTTCTTCTTGGTTTTTTTTCATCACCTTTTGTAACGTATCCCCACTCTTGCTTTGTCCACTTTTTTAAGCTTTTCTGTGTTTTTTTCAAAGCCATTATTTATAACCACCCCCAGCTTTTTTATATGCCCTAGCAAGCATTTGAGCTTTTCTGGCAGACCATTGTCCTGCTCTTCCACCTTTGCTACCTGCTTTGATACGATAAAAAAGCCTTTTTCTCATAGCAGGCTTTGTATAGTTACCTGCCTCATTAACTCTTGATTTTTTTCTTTTTTTTCTAGCCATGTCTCTTTGCCACACTAAAGTTAGCAAACAAAGAAGAACCCTTATGTTTTTTGTAACCTGATTTTGGATTCTTCATCAATTTGTAACTCCCCTTTTTTTTCATCCAATGATAACCTTTTGGTGCTTTTACTCTCATAATATTACCACTTAACCTTATTTGCCCACCATGCTGGACTCATTTTGCCTCTTGCTATATTTTTACGATGTCTAGCCTTAAATGATCTACGTTTTGCTTTCATTCTAGCAGACTCACCTTTTTTAGGTTTACCTGCTGTTTTAGCACCTTGCTGACCAAACCTAATAAGCTTTACTTTGCTACCAACCTTTGCAAGAACTACATGGGATTTCTTAGGATGGTTAGGAGTACGCTTCGGCTTATTGTACCCACTCAATCCATATCTAGATAATCTTGGATCACGTTTTCTAGACATTATTTTTTAAATATTCCTGCAATTAAATCTTGCACTACTTCAGCAAACTCTTTAAATAATTCACCTTCTTTTTCTTCTTTTACGAAAGGGATGTTTATTTTATCGTTCATTAACTGAGCCATTTTATCTGCAAACTCTTCTGATTGGGTATAGCCTACAGCTTGTTCTTTCATTTTTTCTGCTTGCTCTTCAGCAACTTTTACTAACATTGACTTGATGTCCATTACTTTTTTCCTTTTATTTTTATTCCTAAGTATATTATACTCATTATTGCTACGATACATTGTAATAGTAAGTTGATTTCAGCTAAGTAAACTCCGTAATTTGCAAAGCTTATTGAAGCAACTTTTAAACTATCCATTAATGTTTACCTCCCCCATTTAATCTTCCAGACATATAGCTAATTTTATCACTTAAATCATCTACATCTTTCATTAAAGCTTCATGCCTACGATCCATTTTATCGTGCATACTACCCTTAAAACCATTTATAGAATCAATAAGTTTTACACAAATATTCATAGTGTTATTTAGCTCTGATTTCATTGTAGATAAATCTTGCTGTATTTCATCAATATGTGCTGTTTGAGATTTATTTTCTTTTATTAAATTAGTTATCATAAAACCAAAAAGAATCATGCAGATTCCTATTACACCTAGCTCCCCATAAGCTTCTAACATTGCTGTAGTATCCATTATTTTGCCTCAACATATTCATATTGTTCATGTTTGTAGCACCAGTTACCATCGCTGTGTATTCTACCATGATACCAATGCTCTACAGAATCAGCACCTATTATTTCAATAAATACTGTGTTTTTTGTTGTGTCGCTTGGAGTTATTTCTACCCCTGCTATTGTCCACCCCTGACTGCAACTTAGTATTGACATACTTAACAGGAATGTCATAAGTTGTACTAATAACTTTAAAATCGCCATTATTTAATACTTTAATTGTTTTGTTCATAATACCATCCACCACGCTATAGCAGTTTCTACAACTATATCAGACATGGTATTATATGCCCATGCTTTTTTTGTACCATAGGTTTCTTCATCTCCCTCTATAAACCATTCAAAGATTTCCCACAATACACCTAGTATAAAAACGCCCATTACACACCAGAAATTACTCCAGTCTAGCCATTGAAATATTTTGCAGAAAAAAGCTCCTGCACCTATATGATAAGCAGTCCATCCGTCTAGCTGTCCTGTTTTTAATTGCCATGCAACTAATTTTGATATTGGAGTTTTCATTTACTTACCACTTTATTATTTACTAATTTATGTTTTGATAGATCAATTCTCCCATGACCATGTGAAGTTTTTTTAGCAACTTCTTTTACATATTCTTCCTCTATAGTCTTAAATGAATCAGATCGTTTTACAATCTCTCCATCAACTAAAAGAAAATACTGTTTAGAGTTTGGATATGTTACTGTAGCAGGTGTGCCATCAACTAAAGAAAATGTTTTTACTATTCCTTTTTTATTATTTAAGTGAATAGTAATATCATAATCATGGGAGCATTGTCTTATAATCATTTTAGTCTAAAGCTTCCTTTAGCTCTTTTACAGATTCATCAAACTTACTTACAAATACTTTTTCACATTCAACTAATTGTTCTCTCATAAAAGCATTTGTATTTAGTTTGTTCTGTATATCATTTACATGATTTTGATTAATAACTACTTTACCAGCTAGTTCTTTTTGTTCATCAGTCATATCCTCTATGATGTATTCTTTACCATCAAGATTCAAAACTGGCTTTTTTTCTTTTTCTTTTTTTGCCATGATTGACTCCTTGTTTGTTAAACTTCTTCAGCTTGTTTATCTGCCCAAGCTTTTTTTACTTCATCTGTCCATAAAGCATTAGCAAGTGCTTTTAATTCATCGCTTTCTGCACTTATGTCTGCGTCTGGCATAAATGAATCTCTATGATACGAAAATGAGAGTTCTTTGCCATCTTCTACAATAGCAGTTCTAGTTCTTTTTTGAATACATTTAAATTCACCACGAACTTCATAATCATATTTTATTTCTTTACTTAGTGCCATCTTAACTCCTTGTTTGTTCCATTTAATTATCCAATTAAAAATTAAACTTGATAAGTTACTGAAAAAGCAAAACTAGAATTTGCTCCTACAGCGTCAATAGTGGCATTAGCTACTCCACCACCATCACTTTGTGTGTAAATATTTGCAATCGTAGTTCCTCCACCCAAAAAGATAAAAGGAGCAGAACCATCTCCACTTGTAGCAAAAGAAATGCCTCCATAATAACCCACATTTGTTCCTACAAAAAAACAATTACTTTTTGCTGTAAATGGAAAATTTCTAATTTGTAATTGTCCTGTAGTAGTTGTGCCAGACGAAGTAACATCGTATGCAGTAAAAAAAACTGTAACTACATTTCCTATTTTTTGATAAGTAGCACTTTGACTTGCAAAAGATATTTGATTTGAAGATTGAAAAAGCTCCATATTCCATGTACCTTCTTCGTAATCATCCAAAGTATTTGCATCTGCACTTGCACTACTACTTGCATCATCTGGAAAGTTTATTCCAGAACAATAAACTGTAGCACCACTATCTTGTGCCATATAAACAGAAGTTACAGAGGCATTACCAAGTGTTACTGAATTATTTGTTACTGCTGTTGCACCCTGACCAATTACAGTTTGATTTTGAGCATCTGCTCCACTTACATTACTTTGATCGCCAATACATACATTATTATCTCCTGTGGTAACTGTAGCCATTGAGTTCCAGCCTACTGCTGTATTTCTTGTACCATCTGTAAGCGTTCTTGCTACCAATCTTCCTACAACTGTATTATGAGTTCCTGTGCAAGTGCCTTGATCCATTGATGTTCCAATAATAGTATTATTTGTACCCGATGTAATGGAAAAGCCAGCTTGGTATCCGATTCCAATATTTCCAACATTACCACTTCCACCAACTTGATTTCCTAATGCTTGATAACCTATGGCAGTACTTTGATTTGCTACTGTTTCAGAACTTAAACTTTGATAACCTACTGCTGTATTTCCAGAACCGGAAGTCAATTCATGAAGGCTATTATACCCCACCGCTACAGTTCCGTTTTGAGTTGCATCAGAAGCTCCTACAGCACCAGAACCAATAAAAACATTTAAAGAAGAGCCATCTGTAGCATCTCCTGTTAAATTTCCAATCATAACATTATTTTGCCCATTAGACATTGCTGTACCAGCTTTATGTCCAATCAAAGTATTTGTATCACCAGTTGTAAGAGCTTTTCCAGCTTCATGACCAAAACAACAATTATCATTTCCACCACTTTGAATTGAATCACCAGCCAACTTTCCAAAGAAAGTATTTGTGTTGTTACCACCATCATTGTTAGATAGTGAGATTCTGGAGTTGTCATCAAGCACCATTCTTTTAGCACTTCCTGTTGCTAATTGTATTTCAGATGCTCTTATGCCAAATTCTACTAACGCATCTCCAGCAGTATTAGTAGTGTGTATAGATGGACAGCTTCCTACCTCACCTTGACTATCTGAAAATACCATGTGTTTATCAGTATCAAATTTTATTTCAAGTTCATTAGAAGGACTCGAAGTTCCAATACCAACATTGCCATTAGCTTCAATTCTTATCCTTTCATTACCACCATCCTTAAAAATAAAACCATCACTACCATATCCTTGAAAAGATATATAGTTTGCTGTATTATTCCTAATGTAGAAACCAGCATTTGTTCCACCAAAATTTGCTAATAAATCACTTCCTTGAACTTCCAATTTACTATCTGGGTCTGATACTCCAATACCCACATTTCCATCATAAGAAACTCTTACTTTTTCAGTAACATTTGCATCTGAATCACCACCTCTTGTTCCTATAATAAAATTACCTTGTTTGCTTCCTGTAGATA